GGCACTTGCGGCGCTCGCTGTGGGCACGTCTGTGCAGAGCATCGACGCCATACCCGGCGCGGTGACTGTGCCCACAGACGCGCTAAGTGTGGCGGCAAGTGCAGCGGCGGTGACGGTTGATGCATCGGGCGCTGTGACTGTTGATGCACTGGCGGTCGCCGCACAGTTGCAGCCGCTTGACGTTGTGCCCGGGGGCGTATCGGTTGCGCTGGATACGCTGCAAAGCGCCGCAACGCTGCAAACCGCTACAGCGGGCACAGGGGCCGCGATAGTGGCTCTGGCGTCGCTTAGTACTGCTACGGCGCTGCAAACGCTACAGAGCGTGCCCAGTGGCGTCACAGTGGCAGTTAGCACGTTGACCGCCGCTGTCAACGTAACTCCGTTGAACGCCGGCGCAATCACGGTTGTGCAACTGGGCGCGCTGGCAGTTGTAACGGGGTTACAGGCGGTTGACGCTGTGCCCGGCGCAACGGGGGTTGACCTCTCGGCTCTGACTGTGGGCACAGAGGCGGCGGCGTTGGATGTTGCGCCCGGCGGCGTGGTTGTGCCGGTTGATGCTCTGGTTGTGCCCACGGCCGTGCAAGGGTTGACCGCTGCAAATGTGGCGATTGTGCAACTCGGCGCGTTGTCTGTGGCGGTTGCAGCGCAGAGCGTCACGGCGGCTGGCGGCGCAACAGTTATCAATCTGGCAACACTGGTCACGGTTGCGACGGTGCGCGTTGCCCATGCCCGCGCCGGCTCTACTCTGGTTGACTGGGTTGTGACAGACGCGGCGGTGCACAGTTGGGCGATTGCGGACGCCGCCGCCGGTGTGTGGGCAATGGTCGAATCAGCCTATGTATGGGCAACGGGGGATAACAGCCGCGAATGAACGATAGGGACCGTTTGAGACTGGTTAACATGGCATTGCGAACGTTGCGTGAAATGGACTCGCCAGAGGAAACGGCAGAGGCTATTGCACGATATGAGCGACAGCGGGCAGAGATTGAGGCGCGTTTGGCGCAATCGCCCGCGCAGGTTGTTGGACTGAATGCGATTCGGGTTAAAGCAGAGAGGAAATAGGAAATGGCAGAGGGCGACGGTGTTGTTTACAACGGTTTCAAAGAGAACCTCTTGAAGAAGGTTTTTGACTTCGCAAACGATACGTTCAAGATCACTTTGCACACTAGTTACACGCCCAACATTGATACCGATGATGTTTGGGCAGACGTAAGCGCGACTGAGTACACCACGGCGAACGGGTACACGGCGGGCGGCAAGACGCTGGCGAGCTTGGCGGTCACGTTGGACACCTCTAACGACCGGGCAGAGTTTGACGCCGCGGACGTGACTTGGACCGCGCTGGGGCCGCTTTCACCCGCTACGCCGGGCCATGCAATCCTCTGGGATGATACGCCCAGTTCGCCCGCGGATCCGCTTGTGGGTTACTGGGCGTTGGGCACAACTGCTACAAACGGCGGTGACTACACGCTGCAATTCGGCGCGGATGGCCTGTTGCACATTACCTGATAGGGGGCGGCATGAATACCTATCACGTTGGGGATCGGGTGCGCGTGACCGGCACGCTTACTGATTTGGCCGGCGCGGTCACAGACCCCGATACGGTGACGGTCAAACACCGGGGGCCGGGCGGCAGTGTGACCGCATGGGTTTACGGCACTGACAATGAAGTGGTGAAAAGCAGTGCCGGTGTGTACTACGCTGAGATTGACGCGGACGCCGCGGGCAACTGGTACTACCGCATAGAGTCCACAGGTGTGGGCAAGGCGGCGTCAGAGGGGGCTTTTTACGTAGGCCCAAGTGAGTTTGACTAATGGCTGATTCGGGCTGGCAAGACCGTTTTTTGGCGAGTCTGGAGCGATACGGGAACATCGGTAAGGCGTGCAAGGCGGCGGGCATAGCGCGCGGCACGCAAGCCAACGCGCGCAAAAACGATGCTGAATTTGTGGTCCGGTTCAATGATGCAATGGCGTCTGCAATTGACCGGCTGGAAGAAGAAGCGCGGCGGCGCGCCGTTGACGGTGTGAAAAAGCCGGTCTATCAGGGCGGCGTGTTGGTTGGCTATGAACGGCAGTACAGCGATGCTCTACTGCGCACGCTGTTGCAAGCGAACCGCCCAGAGAAGTTTAGAGAGACTTACCGCGCAGAGCTAACGGGTGCAAATGGCGGGCCGATTGACATTAACGGGGCAAGCGAAATCAGCGACAGAATCTTGGGCCGCTTGGATAGCATCGCAGCCCGAATCGCAGCGCAAGAAACTACTGAGGCTGATAGCTCCGACGCAACAGGAACAAACGGCGCTTGAATACCTGTGGGCATTCTGGGCGCGGCCCAACCAGTTACCGCCGCCGGGTGAGTGGCAAACGTGGCTGTTGCTTGCCGGGCGTGGTTTCGGTAAGACGCGGACCGCCGCTGAATGGGCGCGCATGAAAGCCGAAACCATGCCGGGCAGCCGGGGGGCGATTGTGGCGCGCACGGCGGCAGACGCTAGGGACGTGCTAGTGGAAGGTGAATCCGGCGTTCTGGCGGTGTGCCCGCCGTGGTTTCAAGCAACCTATGAGCCAAGCAAGCGCAGAATCACTTGGCCAAATGGTTCTGTTGCAACGGTATTCAGCGCCGATGATCCAAACCTCTTGCGCGGACCACAACACCACTGGGCAATCTGTGATGAACTGGCGGCATGGCGGCGGCCGGAAACATACGATATGTTGATGTTGGGCTTGCGTCTGGGCGATAACCCACAGTGTTGCATTGCCACGACGCCGCGCCCAACCCCGATCATCAAAGGGCTGTTGAAAGATTCCACAACGGTTGTAACGCGCGGTTCCACCTATGAAAACCGGGCGAATCTTGCCGCGCCGTTTTTCTCGCAGATTATTAAACAATATGAGGGTACTCGGCTGGGCCGGCAGGAACTAAATGCAGAGGTGTTTGACGACGTGCCCGGCGCTCTGTGGGCACATGGCCCGATTGATGATATGCGCGTGAAAACCTTCCCCGCGTTGACCCGCATTGTTGTGGCCATTGACCCCGCTGTGACCGCTACAGACGAAAGCAATGAAACCGGCATAGTTGTGGCGGGCATTGACGAAAACGAACATGGGTACGTGTTGGATGATCTATCAGGGCGCTTTTCGCCGGCTGAATGGGCAGAACGGGCAGTTAGAGCGTATGACCGTTGGGCGGCAGATCGCATTGTGGCAGAGGTGAATCAGGGCGGCGAAATGGTGGAACACACAGTTCGCACGGCGGCGCGCGATCTGGGCGAACGCGGGCAGCGGGAAAGCCGGTCTGTTGCATTTCGGAATGTGCGTGCTACGCGTGGCAAGCACACCCGCGCTGAGCCGGTTGCAGCTCTGTATGAGCAACGCAAGATGCATCATGTAGGCGTCTTCGCAGAGATGGAAGATCAAATGTGCAGTTGGTTGCCCGGTGAAGAATCGCCGGACCGTCTTGACGCCCTTGTGTGGGCATTTACGGACCTACTGACGCTTAACGCGCCAGTTGAATATGCACCCTCACTATGGGGGTAAATGGGGGCAACATGGCGTTACCGTTGGCGGCTGAAATGTGGATGCAACAGATTGAGGCAGAGGAACGGGGGCGCCTGGACCGTTGGGCGAAAGCGTGGGAATTGTACTTTGGTAATCACCCGCGGCCGCTCAAAGTCAAGTCGGGGCAAGCCGACGACAACGTGATCCTCAATTATGCCCGCGTGATTGTGGACAAGGGCGTTACTTACCTCTTTGGCAAAGAGCCGGCATTTGACCTAGACGAAAGCACAGAGCGCAGTCCGGCAGAGCAATGGCTTGACGAATGCTGGCGCGTTAATAAAAAGATGCTCCTACTGCAAAAAGTCGCCACAAATGGCGGCGTGTGTGGGCACGCCTTTATTAAGGTGCAATTGCCTACAGTTGCTAAGGGGTATCCCCGGCTGATTAATATCAGCCCTGAATACGTTACGGTTGTGACAGACCCCGATGATATGTCAATCATCTGGCGCTACCGTGTGCAGTATCCGGCGGTTGGTCTGCGCGGCGAGTCGTTGGTGATTCGGCAAGTGATTGAGCGCAACGAATCGGGCCGCTGGACCGTGTTGGACCAAGTAAGCGTCAACGACGGGCAATGGCAGACGCGCCAACAAATGATTTGGCCGTATGACTGGCCGCCGATGATTGACACCCAGAATCTACCGTCTGCAAATGAGTATTACGGGCGCGCCGATATTGAGCCGGATGTACTCGGCATAAATGCGGCGGTCAATTTCGTTGTGTCCAACTGGCAGCGCATTATCCGCTATCACGCACACCCGAAATCAATCATTAAGGGCGCGACGGCGGCAGAGGTGCGCGCGGACGTTGACGCAACGTTGGTGTTGCCCAACCCGCAAGCCGACGCGTTTAACCTGGAAATGACAAGTGACCTCAGCGGCGCAATTGAGTTGTACAACCGTCTGCGAGAGGCATTGCACGAAACGGCGCGCATTCCAGAGGTTGCAACGGGCAAGGTTGACAACATCGGGCAGTTAAGCGGCTTGGCGCTGCAAATCCTCTATGGGCCGCTTGTGGAACTCACAGAGCAAAAGCGGTTGACCTATGGTGATTTGCTAGTGGAGCTAAACCGCCGGTTGTTGGAAACGGCGGGTTTCGGCACAGACCAGATTGTGACTGTGCGTTGGCCCGAAATCTTGCCGCGTGACCCCATGCAAGAAGCGGCGTTGGCAACCACTAAGCAACAGATCGGTGTGAGCAAAGACACATTGCTTACCGAACTGGGCTATGACCCAGAGGAAGAACGCCAGAAACGAGAGGCAGACCGCGCCGAATCCGCCGAAATCGCAGAGGCGGCAATGGCGCGGTTTGACCGCGGCGAGTAGTGTCGCAATAGCCCCCAAAGGAACGAATGACTACGCAACGAATCATTGTTCTGTCTGACGTGCATTTGCCCTTCCATGCGCCCAACGCGGTGGAACTGGCGATTCAGGTGATTAAGGTTTGGCAGCCGGATAGAGTGATTTTCAACGGCGATATTATGGACTTCTACGCCGTATCGACGCATGACAAGAATCCAGAGCGGTTGAAAAACGGCGGTCTGCAAACGGAACTAGAACAATGGTACGAGCTGGCAGACAAGGTGCGCAGCGCAGCGCCGGCAGAGTGCGCTTGCGCCGTTACCTTTGGCGAGATTCGACGCTACACGGTTTGCAAGCGTTGGAGCTACCGTCATTGCTTAAATTGGGGCGATTCGGCATTGCGTTCCACGAACACGAAATAAACCTAGCGGGCGGCGCTCTAGTAGTGAAGCATGGCAGCTATGTGCGGCGGTACAGCGGCATGAGCGCCAAAGCAGAACTAGAGGCAGAGCGTTATAGCGTATCCGGTATCAGCGGGCACGTTCACCGGCTGGGGCATACGCAAGTGCGGACGCGGCGCGGCATTGTCGGTTGGTGGGAAGGCGGTTGCCTCTGTGACCTCAATCCTGAATATGTGCGAAATCCTGACTGGCACCACGGCGTGACGCTTGTGTGGGCAAAAGCAGACGGTGAAGCGTTCAACGTGCAATCAATTCCATTTTTCGGCAATAAGGCGCTCATTGATGGGCGAGAGGTGCGCGCATGACTGAATCCAAACCCGTGCCCACATGGGCGCAATGGCTAGTGCAGATTGTTAGAGACTATGGCCCCGGCGAATACATTGTGCATATCAAAGCGGACGGCTCTGCAACGGTGAAACGCCCGCAACCGCCCATCAAGTTTGAGCATAAAGAGGCGCAATGAGGCGCACGCTTGCATTTGTAGACGTGTGGGAAG